ATACAATCGACATGCTGGCCCTGTTAATCCAGAGAACCTGTTCTTGATCACCCTTACTGTTGTGATGTTCCTCTCTCGTTCATCCTCATGTTGACCATTACGTTCCAAGCCAAAGACAATATCACTCAACTGCCCTATGGATGCAGAACCTCTAAGCTGGCTAAGAGAAGTCACTGCACCCTCTTCATGCCCTGATCCTGATGGTCTACGTAGATGACTAACCAGAAACAGAACGATGTCTAACTCCTGAACCAAGGTGCGTAGCTTTGTCATGATTTCATCTAAGGCTCTTCGTTCATCAGAGTTTGTTTGATCTGATACAATGATTGACACATGATCCAAGCAAACGAACTTGCAGTTTAATGCCTTGGAAAAGTATCTTACACTGCTAACTATCTTATCAATATCGTTTGAACCAAAGTGATCGAAGAAGTAAAGCCTTCCAGTACCCAATGTGCTATCAAAGTAGTTTCTAAATTCTTCTTTAGGTGTAGTCTTGTATACATCGGGTAGATGGAGAGGCTTGTTAGCTTCTAGTGACATCATGGCTAGGCCGGTACGCCGCACCGATTCCTCCATGAACATCATACCTATATTCTCTTCCGTATTTTTTAGAACATGATAAGTAAGCTCTCTCATAAATTGAGACTTGCCTAGTCCTGTTCCAGCAGTAACAGTGATAAGCTCTCCTGTTCTTATGCCGTAAGTTAGTTTCTGTATACCTCTGAAAGGGTAGTTGATTATAGCTTCCGACTTGTCTTCTTGGACAATATCCCACATGTCCTTGCCTGATATGATACCATCAGGTGTGTAGCTTTCTGCCGCCCACCAGTCTTCCAAGAAGAACTTCTCACGATTGCTAACAAGATACTCATTAGCATCCTTGTGATGTTGTAGCTTAACTATCTTAGCTTTAGGACTTAACAACTCCGCAACCTTTTGTGCTGCCGAAATACCAGGAGTATCATTATCAAAACAAATTACGATGTTGTCAAAAGACATAAGCCATTCATAGCTTTCCTTTGCATCCTTGACTGCACTCTCTGCTCCGTTCTTTATAGATACACAAGGCCACTTCGATCCAAGTAGTTGGTAGGCACTAAGAGCATCTAGCTCTCCTTCGCACAGGGTAACAAACTTTCCACCACCGTTAAAGGTTTGTTGTCCAAACAATCCAGAACCTACGATGCTTCCTTCTGAATAGAAAGTTTTAGAAGATACATTCCTTATCTTGTGAGCAACCAACATCCCTTCCAAATTATAATAAGGATAGTAATGCTTATCATCATCCTGTCGTACATTATATTTTTTGCAGGTGTTTTCCAAGATACCTCTTGAAGGTATAGCAGAAAGAATACCTTGGTTTAATACTGCTTTGGAAACTTTACTAGTGATAGTTTGGTTTTGTTTTCCTTTCTTTCCATGAACATGATGCTTACAATCTGGGGTGAAGCAATGTTCCCCTCCATCAGGGAAGATTACTAGGTTGTCCTTGCTGTTGCATTCAGGACAAGCAGTTCGTTGTGTTGCCAAAAGCATCTCCTTATATATAAGTGTCAGTTACTTCAGGTACGTTAGGTTCTCTTACAACCTTACTAAGATATCTAAGGCTATCTTTATATTTGAACACCCGTAAATCTTTCCAGCACTCTGCCTTGAAGGGACAGTACACACAGTTTCTGTTGAGCCGCATGTTACCGGACTTGCCATCTGCTACTGATGAATAACATAAGGAAGGTGGTTCAGTATCATCAACTGCCTTTCTTATCTGATCAATTCTTTTATTAGCGTTGATGATACCAAAGTCATCTATCTCTAACAGAGTTATCTCACCAGTGACCTTGTTGATAGCTAAGAAGTATCCTCTGTTTCTTCCTTCTGCTATGGCATATCCACTAATCTGTCCTATGTATCCGAAAGGATCGTCGTTCTCTAGTGTGCCTAATTTAAATTTACGGAAGGCAAAATCACTAGTAGACTTAACATCCACTAACTCTCCATCTATCTTACAATCAATATGTCCTTTCACTCCGTTAAGTGTAACCTCTTTCTGCTCATCTGTTACAGAGTGACCGGCCTCTTTAGTCAGGAAAATAAGAAGCTCTTCTAGTATGCTACCGTATAAAAATTTAATTAGCATTGATCCTTTCGGCGGCGTATCTTTCTTTGGACGATTAAACTCCATCCATAAACGCCGCAAAGGTTTTCCTATAGAAGACATTCTTAATGTTGGGTTGGTTGTATAATCTCTTTTGTTCTCGATATGATCCCTTAAAGATTTTTCTATTCCTTTAAGGAAAGAAGACATATTATCTTCAAAGATTTTATGATCACTTTCTAATGTGGAATAAATATCTTCTACTAAAGTTTCAATTTTCATTTCCATCTCCTTTAGTTGTATAGCTGCCCCGTTCCACCACTAACGTACAAAGAAAATTTAAAAAAACTTTGTACACCCTATGAAACCCTCGCCCACTATACATCTTGACAATTCAGATACGTAAGCACCTATGTCAAGCCCCATACAACACAATTAAACTAGACTAAAACTCATCATCAAAGTCATCATCACCACTGGAGTATTCAACAAGGGTAAGAACCTGAACCTTATTGAGATACAGAGAAGTACCATACTGTTCCACCATAGGGTGATGAGCATTAGGTACAACCCTAACCCTGACATCCGACCCATTACCAATGAGAGTAGTTTGTACATCGATAGGGGTCTTGTCGGCATCCATTGCCGTAACCTCAAACTTGGACTTAGGAGTAACGAACTCACCCCTATCGTCCTGCTTGTCTTTAAGCTTTACTCCTTTCTCTAAGAGGGTTTTCTTAGACTGTTGTGACAAGTTGCCAACATCAAGCTGGTACTTGTCGCTATACTCATCAGGTACTTTGAGCTTAGTCCAATAAGCTTTGCCCTGAATGATAAAACTGTCTGTCTTTTGTTTTGCTGCCATGTTTAATCTCCTTTTCTAATTTAGGTATATATCGTATCACAGATTTTGTGCGGTGTCAATAGAAATCTTTCTAACTTTCGATACTGGTATGCTGTAAAACAATTCTCCTCTGGGTACAAACTTATTCGAAACCTCTACAACTTCCGCTTCGGAAACAGCTTGACCTGGTATTTCCCAAGCTTCCTCACACATGCTATTCAATACGTAGAAGGTTATGTTCTCTGATCCTTTCCTTTCAAGCAACTTCTTTTTCCTGTAAGCTATTCGTACATCCCGCCAAGAGGGAGGCCACTTTCTTCCCCAAGAGTATTTGATTTCCACCTCCCATCCTTGTCCATCCTTTCCTTCGATGTCACAAGAATACTTCTCTTCATCATCCAAGAGAGCATGACCTTCTCTCTGTAAGTAAGACCTAATTAAATCCTTGGCCTTATGATCTGCCTTGTCATATAGTTCTTGGCTAAATTTCTTTCGTACTATAGTAGTTGTTCTCATGATATCTGTATCCCTTATAACCCATCCTTGTTCTGGTATGTATAGCTCCCCGTCATTCCTTGCTTTAGCTTGATTACAATTACTACAAAGTGTCTGGAACCTTTCTGGATTTGCTTTTATTATATGATAAATATTTGCAGCACCTCCTTTGGGGTCTTTGTATCCATCATTAAAAATATGATCTACTTCTAAATAGATTTCATCTGTCTCTCCGCAACAAACACAGCGTCTTCCAAGGATATCAAAAACTTTTCTTCTTCTAGCTTTCTTGGACTTCTTATTTTTTAATCTTTCTTTTTCCCTACCTTCTTCAGTACTCATACGTTTGTGATAGCTTCTTCGCTGCCTAAATAGTTGTAGTTCTCTATCTTTAGTCGGCATGTTGAACTCTCCTTAATGTGTTTCTGCCCAAGTCCTACCAATCTTAGCGTCAGCATTCAAAGGAAGTGTCATGTTATAATACTCTCCTACTTTTTGTATCGCATAGTCTGCTATGAAACATAACTCTTCAGCATCCTTGTCACTACACTCATACTGTTGTTCATCATGGATTGTATTAACCAAGCTTGCATCTAGCTGCCGATTGGTAATCTCCTCATCAATGAACACTGCCCACTGCTTACACACTATGGCTCCTGCTCCCTGCAACAGGGTGTTAAGGGCAGCATGACGATGCCTGACGTAAAGCCTACGCCCATCCAACCCTTTGATATGCCCCTTCCCTGCTGACCTGTTCACTGCTTGGATCAGAGCCTTAAGCTTGGGTACATTCTTAAGAAACTTTTCTTTCAAGGCTTCGCCATCTGAACTGCTACCATTAATTATAGAACCTATCTTTGCCGCACCGGCCCCATAAAGAAAGGCATAGATGAATGTCTTGGCTGATGATCGAGTGGGTAGACCTGCCGCCTTTTGATTTAAAGCATGAGGATCACCATTGATAACAGCCTCTGTAAAATCTTTATCGTTCATGTAGTGGGCAAGCATACGTAGCTCCAACCCTTTGGCATCCATACCTACCAAAACTTTATCCTCACCAGGTACAGTCCAGCATTCTCTACACTCCACACCGAAAGGCTTACTGCTAGATACTATGTTAGCCATGTTAGGATTAGCATGTGTCATGCGAGAAGTAACCGCACCCATCGTTATGACTTTACCATGCACCCTATCATTATCATCCACCTCATCCAACCAAGCTTCAACAGTCTAGACTAGATACAAGACTGTTG